CACCACTGCTCGGAGTTCTGTGCATATACGCATTATCAGCATCATTGAATCTGATTGATTGGTCTACTGTGTGTACAGGTGCGACTCCTCCAGCACCTCCAGATAATATGAGTGGTTTGTTAAACATTTACCCAACTGCTAATAAAGGTGTACCGAGAACAACACTTCCACTTGCTCTTACATAATAAGGAACAACATCAATAGCACCATCTGTACTTGACAAACTTATTGTAGGAGAACCACCACCTCCAGCAACTTCATAATCATTAGCATCTAAAGCAACTGTTTGACCTCCTCCGCTGTGTGTAATTACAATAACTCCCGATTGACCAGCAGTTTCGTTACTTGCAGTCAAAGCACTAACAGCACCAGTCAAAGTAAGATGTTGATTATCTCCTGTTGCAAAGTCAATCGCAACTGCACCAGAAAGTCCAGTCCTTGTTACTGGTGTTGAAGATGTGGATGCATTTCCACCTACAGTAGCAATATGTCCAGCTTGAGAAATTGTTAATCTTTCTGTTACACTACTTCCAGCATCTGCTGTTGTAGAAAATACTAATTCTGTAGGAAGGTCATTTGAGCCAGGTGTTCCATTTACTCTTGCAGATATAGATGCACCTTTCGTTGCCATATCTGTACCATCAGCTCCATAGAAGTCAACTGAACCTAAAATATCATTATCTTGCACCACTGTCATTGTTCCAACGGTTGCACCTCTTGATTTACCTAGTGCGATAGAATGTCCACTTGCATCTGCACTAAATCTTGTAAAACCACTTGTTCCTTGTGCTAAATCTACTGCATTTACTTGAAACTCACTTATAACACCACCAATAGTTACAGATGTGTCATCGTGAATTAGTATTTGGTCTGTTGATGAATCAATAAATAATTTATGTGTATCACTAGTTGATTCAACTCTAAAATCCATAGCATCTTCTGAGTTTTCATTGACAACAAAACCAGTTGCACTTAATGATATGCCGATTGTACCCCCAGCAACTCCATCAATTCTATTTGCTCCTTGTCTGTAAAAACCAAGGTCTGTATCTGATATAAATGAAATACTTGGTGCTCCAGCAGAACCATCTTCAAACTGTGCTGTTTCTGAGAATATAAACTTACCAGATGTTTGATTTATTCTACCAATCTCAATATTTCCATCATTGGCGGCATTTCGTATATATAAAATATTAGCTGTTGTTGTCGTTGTATCAATCCATAATTGATAAGCAAAGGTTGTTGATGGTGCAGATGTACCACTTGATGTTGATGCAAGTGCTTGTAATGCTCCATTTAAGTCTGACCTAAATGCTGGAAAACCTTGGTTTGCAATTGTAAAATCGTTTTGACTCATTTTATCTCCTTAACTTGCTTCTCCAAAACCTCGTGCAACATAATCAAATTCTCTATCTACTGTTGCACTGCTACTATTGAAGAATTCAATTGTAAATCCATTTTCACTTTTACTAGTAATAGCATAGAAATCTCCGCTTGCCAAGTTGGTTGCTGAAATACTTAGACCTTGTAAAACCTTAAATGCTGGAGTAAATGTTATTGCTTTTCCAGATGTATTAGTTGTGCTTGAAATATTGCTTTCTGCTATAGTTCTGTCTTCCATCGCAACTTTGATAGATAATGCTGAAACTTCTGGAGTAGCTTGAGTGTCAGATGTAGTCATATTTATTCTATATTTAAAACCTCTTGCAGTATAATCACCAACAATAAATTTTCTAAATGCTGTAAATGTTGGACTTCCACTATTTGGGTCATCATCTGTCGTTGCTATCTCAAACTCTACATTTGTTGTATCAAATGCAGTGACATCTCCATCAAAATTACCCTCTCTAGCATCAAATAAACCACTAGCATCATCAAAAAGCGACACATAGTCTAATCGCCCTACTGTAATAGTCGGTGTTAGTCTCGCAGTAAATTTAGCCCCTAGGTCAGTTTTGGTGCCAAACTCATAAGTCCCAGTTGTGGCTAATGTTCCACCTCCTCCATCAAATAATCCTACTGCATCGTCAAAATTTCCACTTGCACTGTCAAATAATGCTGTTGTATCTAAAATTAATGTATTTGAAGATGTTTTGACTACATTTGTTTTTGTACCTCCAAAAGTTGGGTTTTCTGTAACTGTACTAACATCATTTAAAAATTTAATATTATCAACTAAAACAACTGAAGATGCTGGTGTTTCCGACAAAAGACCTAATTTATCAACAGCTTTACAAAAATATGTCCCTGTTAATGCTGGTACAGTTACACTTTGTGCGGGTCTTGCAACTTTTGGAACTAAATCAATGGCATTTTGATATGTTGCTCCACTTGTTGAATTTGAATGTCTTATTTTATAATGTGATAAATCAGCATCTGAAACTGGTGTCCAAGTAAGATGTGCCTCTGAACCAATCACATTGACCGAGAAACCTGTAACATCAGAAGGTTGAGCAGATTTACCAACGATTTGATGTTGCACAGTGTTAAAATCTGAAGCAGACCCTAAAGAGGTTATTGCTCTTGCTCTAACATCATAAATAACTCCGTCTTGAACATTACTCAATTCGAACCTGTTTCCGCTTGCTCTTCCCATATTTACATAAAAAGTGTCATCTAATGTTGCTTGTTTTGCTTGGACTTCGAAATTATCTACGAAGGCATCTGAAGTTGTTACATCTGCAACTAGACTTGTTATTGCTTCTTGGTTAAATGTTGTAAGTGTATCACTAACTGTAATGCCAGGTGGGTCAATATTAAACACATCTGGAAGATTTGTATTATTCGATATAATATCTTGTTCTTCTGCATTCCAATCATATACAGTGGAAGATATTTCTCTTAAGGATAAATCAATTCCTAATGTACCATCTGTGTCTGTTGCAAACTTCCAAGAAGATACTTCAAATGGTTTAGATGAAAACCCGAGTCTTGTATTGTTTACATAAATTGTATCACCAACTTCTACATTAAAACCTGTCAGTTTTGCTGGAAAGTTTATTGAAATTTGTTCTCTGTTTCTATAAAGAATAATTTTTGCAATTCTTTGTGCCATCGCTGATGAGGTTGTAAATGGTAATTCTATATCTGAGAAAATTCTCTCTGAGTTATCTTCCAATTCAAATGTTGATGAAGTAATCGGAGGAAAATCTTGTGGTTGAAATTTTTCTGCTGGATTTGAAAAAACACCTTTGATTGCATTAAAACTATCCCTTCTTGAGTTTCTTGTTGTAACTTGTATAGCACCTCTTAAATCATCATCACCTAGAGTTACAGAAGGTGTGTTATATACACCAACTTTTATTGACCATTTACCTCCACTATAGTTTACCAGACCTATAGCAGATGAAGTCATATCTTCTAAGATTCTAGCTGGTGTTTGACTAGTATCAAGTATTCCGTGACATTCGTATCTTTTTTCTGTTAAGGTCTGTAGTGCTTGTGTTTCCCCCTCATCTTCTGTCGATGCAGTAATATCTATTGCAGTTCCAGAATAAGCATTACTTGAAGAAGTCGCTAATTTAATTTTATTGGCATTGACTTTGATTATATAATAAGTTGTACCAGTGGTAAGACCAGATAGATTAGTCCCACCTTTATTTGAATACACAACTGAGTCACCAGTGGCATATGGATGTGCGTTGATTGTGATTTCTTCATCATCATTGTCTATATCATCTTTTGAATTAAAAGTTTGTTCTGTTGGTGTTGCTAGTGTAACAACTTCATCACAAGTGTTGGCGGCACTAGAAAATGTTGTATCATTAATTTCAGTTGAATTAGCATTCAAACCATATCTTTCATTTACTAAATAATCTCTTATGCACAGTGCTGAATTAGCAGAATATGCAGTTGTTGATGTTCTTGGGTCAAAAACTTTTTTACCTCGTATATATGCTGAAAAATTAGGTATCCCATTAGCAAATACTGTAGTACTGAATCGCAAACGAACATAAACATACGCAATCCCTTGTAATTTATGTTCTGCTGTCCATAAATCATCAGATTCTTCAACTAAGGTTTCATCAGCTTGTTGTGTATCTGAACCAGTATGATATTTTATTCGCACGAATTTTTGACTAGAGGCACTTCCTTTGTCATACTTTTTTAAATCGTTATTATTATCTTTAATAACCTCACCATCAGTGTTTAAATCATCAAGTGTAATAATATCTTCATTGATTTGAAATTTTACAAATGAATCAATTTCGTGTCCCGCAACAGCATAAATTAAATGAAGTAATTTATTTTTACTTCCAGTAGTTTCTGCATATATTAAATTACCAGCAATTCTTCTTTCTCCATAAACAACTTGCCTTGTCATAATTGCTTGTTTTACATTTACAAGTCTACCTTGTGCTGATTCACCAAAAGATGAAAAATTGGGTGCAAGATTTGGAACTTTTGGTCTTGGTGTTAATGCTCTTGTTGCAACACTTAATATACCTCCTATTGCAATATTTAATGCAAGTCTTGTAGCAAATAATTTTAAACCAAAAGCCGCCCCTCCTGGCACCAGAAATGATGCAACTGTTGCAACAACTGCTTTTGCAAAGAAAGAAAAAGGATTTTTACCCATTAACTAAATCTCCAAGCATACTTCATAAGTTCCATAGGCATAAATACTAAACTTGACTCTCTATAATCTTCACCTACAAAAACACCATCTTTGCCTACACATATTCCTAATATAAAACTGTTGTTAAATTTATATGAAACTAAATCACCTCTTTGTGCTAATTTTGGATTTATTTTTATCAGTTTTTTATCAACAGCAGTAATCCAGTTTCTATATCCTAGTTTTTTAAGTAATGCCTTACCTTCTTTTAATGATTTATATGCATCTACATATTCTGGAAATTGTGTCTTACCATACATAACTTTTTCAGCACCAATACAAAACGAACAACAATCAAAAGTTTTTCCGTCTTCAGCATCTTCACCATATATAAATATTTTATTTCTACATTCATCTAAATAAGTTGCTAGTTTACTCTCCCAATTTGGCACTCTCATTCTTATTTCGCACCCCATCTAATATCTTTATCTTGAAGGTCAGTTACAAAATCTAAACCTTTATCATTTGGGAAAAGTCTTTTTTGTTCTTCACTTGTGAATCTTGTTTCATTTGGTTTTTCTAAATCTATCAATCTTGACTCAACTGTTAATGATATTGCTATGTCATCAGCAGAGTCATTAATTGTCATTGAATCCATTCTTCCCTCAAATAATTGATATACACTTGGTACTACTTGGTTAGCTTCATCTAACATTCCCAGAAAACAAGTAAATTTTCTATTTTGATAATTTGATGCTAATGCTATTGGTAAGACACTGGTGTCTAGTCCATTGAGTGTAACTGTTAAACCAACTGCTTTTATTTCTGCTGTTTCCTCAACAATACCTACACTAAGTAGTTCACCACCACCTGTGAATACTTCTGAATTTATTGTGACATCACCTACACCAGTCCAAAATCTAACACTACCTTCTAAAAATTCCGCTTTGATTGCATAAAAAGGTTTAAGTGATTTTGCTGATAGTTCGGTCAAAAAACCATTAGTTAGATTTCTTGACATAACTTATCCCCTACTTTGAGAAAAAAGAGCTTTTCTTTTTTGTTTTCTTTTCCTTTGGTTCAACATCTGATGGTAAACCATCGTATTCATCTTTTGTGTTGGGAACTTTTTTATTCCCTTGAATCTCTATTGCGTGTCCAGTTCTAACAAAGTTTTTTCCAACTTTATCTTTCCATTCTGGACTATTCTCTATAATCTCGTCTATGTGATATGACCTTGTTGTCAAACCCATTGGGTCATTTATTCCTGTTCCTATTGCTATCATTTTATAAGCCATCATTTTCTCCATAAAAAAAACAAGGGGGATTTCTCCCCCTTATTTTTCAGTCTATATATTAAGCATTATGTGCAGTTATAGTGTTGTCAGAAGAATGAATAGCATTCCCTTTAACAACTAATAAACCGATAGGTGTACCAGTTGAATGAGTACCAGTTTTGGCAATCACTCCTCTGATATATCTTTTACCACCAATATAACCAACTTGTGTCACAGTTCCTGTTGAGTCTGGATTACCAGATGTTCCAGCAGTCCCCGTTCCATCAACTTTAAGCCAAATACCATCGGCGGCAATTGTGCCGTTTGTGATATCTGCTTGGGTTACATCAGTATATGTTGAGTCATCATCAGAATGCTCTAATGATATCTCAAAGTGTACAGAAGAAGAAAGTGTATCACCTTCTGCACCTATAAATGCTACTAGAGTTGCACTCTTATAACCTTGTAAATCAACCCCCGTTCCATTAGCGGCGGCAGTCGTTACTGTAGGTTTGTAAGAAAGTGCAACAGCAGTATTGTTTGCTAAATCAAAGTTCATTTTTTTGCTCCTTCCTAGCTTGGTACATATTTAACAAAAGCCTCTGGAAGTACAACTTGACCACCAACTCTTCTTCTTGCAACATATCTTACATTACCAGAAGTAGCTTGAGTGAAAGGGTCACGCAGTACAGAGAGGTTTACTCTATCAACAACCATATATCCAGAACGGAAATCTCCGTAAACGACACAGATTGCACTTGAACCAACATCTGCCATATCGGGCATCTCTACATAAGGTACACCAAGAATAGTATTTGGCATTCCTTGAACTAGAGTCATTCCTGGCTGGAAGACATATTGGTTATTTCCATCTTTAAGTTTTCTTATAGCTGA